GCCATACGGCTGGGGCTCAGTGTGCCCGCTGGGGCTGCTGGGTGCTAGATCCCTTCGACTTCGTCCCTGATGGTGCTGGCGGCTGTCTCGATCTCGTCGATCAGACTCCCGACGCTCGACAGCGTGTCCCTGATCTCGTCCCGTACTTCGTCCCTGATCTCGTCCTCGATCTCGTCCCTGATCTCCTGCGCGACATGCTCCCTCACACTGTCGACCAGTTCCTCCCGAACCTGCTCGACCAGTGCCTCCCGCCATGTGGCTGGCAGCAGCCAGTCGACCAGTGCGACAGCCTCAGCGTCCCCGATGGACACACGCCCGCGCAGTCTGTCAGTGGTCTCCCGTACACGCTCCCGTGCTGCCTCCCCGTAGCAGTGCCCGAAGTCGTAGGCGTGAGCGTCGAGCCGTGCCCCCATGCGCTCAGCCAACACACCCAAGACAGCCGCAGCCAGTCTGCCACCGTCAGCCAGTGCCTTCGAGTCAATAGCAGCAGCGTCAGCGTCAGCCTTGGCAGTGTCGACCACCACAGCCAGCCGTGCCCGCAGCGTGTCGACCGTGTCCGGTGCTGCCTCAGTTCGAGGAGCGTCAGTCGTGAGGCTGAACGCCTTAGGGCTCAGAATCTCAGCGACGAAGTCCCCACCGTTCATGTGTTCCCCGTTCATGTGTTGCCTCCAAGTGTGCCAGCGGCAGCCCCGACAGTGTCGACGCAGTGCCACTAGGGACACCCTAAGGCACACCCCGCCAGCATGTCAACAGTCCAGCCGAAATAAATCGAGCCCAGCCCGTAGAAGCTCCGACGCCGGCACTGGCCGCCACTGCTGGGGAGCCTTGGGAGCCTTGACAGGCTGGGAGCCCAGCCCATAGCATGAGCCCAGCCGCTCCCGCTGTGGGGGTGGCACTAGCACAATGGAGGCAGGACATGACAGGTCAGGAGTACAACGGCTGGACGAACTGGGAGACATGGAGCGCAGCCCTATACATCGGCGAGGGGCTGATCGATGAGGACTCCATAAGGGACGCAGTCAAGGAGCACGACGGGGACGCGTACGCTGTCGGGCAGTGGGCGCGGGAGATTGTCGAGGAGTACGCCGAAGAGGGGCTAGGGGCTGACCGTGATGGCGGGCTCGCTGCCCACTTCGTGCGCGGCTGCCTCGGCTCCGTCGACTGGTACTCCATCGGCTCCCACATGGTCGAGGACTACGCCCCAGAGGCGGAAGAGTCCGACGAGGTGGAGGCGTGAGCGGGGCGCAACGCTTCACCGTTGAGGTGGAGTTTGACACACTCGACGAGGCTCTGACCCTAGCCCGTAGGCTGGTCGACGAGGGGCTCAACCCTACGGTTGACCTCGGGCTCGACGATGAGGGGGACAGTGAGGGCGGCGGCTGTGCCGACTGCGGGAAGGCAGGGGCGGGCTGGTGGAGCCCTCGGGGCATGCTGTGCTCCGCATGTCATGAGGCGGGGCTGCGTCCCCCCTGCGACTGCGATCAGTCGGGGAGCGGGTACAGTCTCTGCCGCTACTGCTTCGAGGAGCAGGTTGGAGGTGAGGCGTGAGGCGGCACGAGTTCCCCACGATGCGCACCACCCGCCAGTGGCACGAGGAGCAGCGGGCAGCCCGTAGGCGGCGGCTCGTGGTGCTAGGGCTCGCGCTCTTCGCGCTGGTCGTGCTCTTCACCATGCCCCCATGTACGGGGGCGGGCGGCTTCGACTGTTAGCCGCTGGGGGCTGGGCTAGTCCCAGCCCCCGCACCCCCTCCCCCATGTCGACAGGCTCCGGACTTTGGGGCTGGCAGGTTGACAGGCAGGGGAGGGAGGTCGTAGAGTCATGTGAGGGAGCCGCTCGGCTCCCCAAAGTTTGGGAGGGTGATCATGTTCAAGGTTGAAATGTACGACAGGCGGGACGCTGAGGTGGGGAAGGCTGAGATCGTCGGCATCACCACACTCGAAGAGGCTAACCGTAGGGCTGAACTGGAAGCCTACTACTGCTGCGAGACACTCCTCGGTGAGTGGATGGTGGCGGCTGAGGCGTTCGTGGGAGGCAAGTACTGCGCACGACTCGCGCCCGCTGTGGGTGAGTCTGGCGAGGAGATTCGAATCTATGTCAGGGAGGTACTCGCATGAGCGCGAAGGCAGTCATCACCCCGTGTGTTCAGTGCGGCAGCAAGATCGACTTGCTGGCTCAGTTCACATGGTGGGGAGTGTGTGGGAAGTGTACCCGCCGAGCCCACAGGGCTGCGACGGCGGGCAAGTGGAGTGGGAGGAAGTCATGAGCAAGGTGCGCATTGAGGTCATGGGGTTCACCTACATGGATGTCATGGGGGTGATGGCTGATGCGGGTCGAGAGGTCGATGAGGATACGGCAGAGAACCTGCTGCGACTCATCGGGCAAGACCTGTCAGAGAGGATGACGGAGGAGGGATTCGAAACCATGCGGATTCTCCTCGACATCAAGATGAGGGAGGAGTCATGAAGATCAAGGCGTTAGAACTCACGGCTAAGGACGCAACGGACATTGTGATCGGGGCTATCGAGGGAGGGACGGGGTACTGGGCTGAGTGTAAGGACTATCGCTGGAAGAACTGGTACATCTCCCCTGATGCGAAGTATGGGGAGGAGAACTACAACAAACTGCGAGACATCCCTCGCTTCGAGGTGCTGGTGCGCATCAAGGAGGATGCCGATCAGGTCGATCCTGAGCGCAGCCCTAACGACTGGTTCGAGATCACCACCGCCAACCTCGAAGTGGGGACGGCTCTGGCACTTGAACGCTACCCGCACCTGTTCAACGGGTTCAGCGGCGAGAACGGGGATGTCGAGATGGACTTAGACGCTACGGGCTGCGATGTCATCTTCCAGATGACGGTCTTCGGGACGGTGGTTTATGGCTGAGAGAATCTCGAAGGCTGACCTCGACCAGATGCTGCGGGGGATCAACCTGCGGCATGGACACCCCGCTGGGACTGAGAGATACACGGAGGGGTCAGACGGGGTAGCCCGTCCGACCATCGGCTGGTATCACCTCGTCGGGGAGTGGGGCGGGTGGAAGTTGGCTCAGACAATCAACGCTGATGGCGGGCGCAGGGATGTGCTCGGAATCGGGGCAGTGCCCAAGAGGGTGATGTACTATCTCCTGAGGGCGTATAGCAGCGGCATGGATGCCGAGAAGGGTGGTCGATAATGGGCTGGGAGACAAACGGAAAGCCAAGCGAACCCGTTGGAAGCGAGTTCGTGATGTATGTCAACGCCTTCTGGGTTGAAGGAGATGTGGTCGGCGGGGTGTATGGAACCCAGTCCGAGGCACTAGACGCAGCGCGGCAGTTGATCGTCGAGTTGGAGGGGCTCGTCTACGAGGACGAGTACCGTCCCCTTACACGGCTCAACGCTGCCGAACTGGAAGAGCGAATCGCAGAGCAGGATGTCGTTGGGTTTGCGCAAGTCGCGCAGCGCGACATCCTGTTCAGATAGGAGGAGTCATGGCTGAGAAGAAGTTTCTGGCAACGATCACCCGAACCGTCGACATAGATGTCGTGGTCTGGGCTGAGAGCGAAGAAGAGGCTAGGTCGCTCATCGAGAGCGGCGAAGGGGACTGGGAGGAGACCCAGCAGGAAGACACAGTCGACACTGTTCAGGAGTATCCAGCATGAGCAAGTGGCAGTTGATCCACGACGAGGAACTCGGGGCTTCGAACCGCACGCTCTGCGTGTGGTCGGCTCCGCACGAGAGCAACAGCATGGTGCTGTTCGAGGTCAATGAGCAGGGGCTCAGGCACAGGTACTACCAGACGGCAAAGGATGCCATCGAGGGGAAGTTCCACATCGCTGATGCGTGCTACGGCTACACGATGCTGATGTGGGAGGAGAGCGAGAGCGACACTTGGCTCGACCGAGTATGGGATGAGCAGGACAGCACAGAGATCACGATGTGTTCCCATGAGGGCACATGCGATGATGAGTTTCATCGAGCACAGGTCGTGCTCGGCAATGAGGAGGAATAATGATCACACACAAGGGATGCGACGGAGAAATAGTTAGCAATGAGATGGTCGTGATCTCGTATGAGATCATCTCTGATGGGAACGGAGGATGGGAGTACGGCGGCAACAGGATCGACGAGTACCCGTTCGAGGGACCAATGGACTATCTGTTCACCTGCCGCAAGTGCGGCTGGTACACCGAGCACTTCAACGCCGTGATCGACGGCGATAAGATGAGCGGGAAGCACGAGGGGAAACTTTGATCGCGGCACTCTTGGCGGCTGCCCTCATCGTTGGGCAGTCTCCAATCCCTGATCGAGCCACATGGTACGGAGCTCGATGCCCGAAGGGCGTGGTCTATCTCGGGAGGACGGACACATGCCACCCCTATAAATCAGGGGAGACCAAGTGGTACGCAGCGGCTGGCTGGTTCCGCTGGGGGATGTCCCCAGTCCGAGTCAGGATCACGAGCAAGACCACTGGTCGAAGCATCGTGCTGATCGTCAGGGATTTTTGTGGGGCATGCCGACAAGGGAGGTCGATCATCGACATGAGTCCGCTTGGATTCATCGCCCTCGGGCATGACCTAGGTCGTGGGACGGACAAAGTAATCGTCAGGTATTTGAAGGAAGGTAGATGATGGACATAATCCCGAAGAGGACAAACAACTATGGTCTTGAACGGTTGAAGACAAACTTCTGGACGGCAGTACGCCTGTCGATGAACAAGGCAAAGGGACTAGGGCACGACCCTCAGTTCGTTAGGGATGACCTCACCGAGGGAGCCCTTCACTGCGAGGAGTGCGGTCTGTGGGCACATGTCTGCCTGTACCTGCCCAAGAAGGAACCCAATGACATCGGTGGGGACCTGATGGAACTGGTCTGCCAGCCTGACCTGTTCCGAAAGGTGTACAGGGAGCGGGCATCCATGATGTCTGCTATGATCTCCGTATCGAGCATGTTCGCAGCCATCGGCTACGAGCCCAAGGAGGTAAAGAAAGATGACCTCATCCCAACGAGGAAGAAGAGGGAAAAGAGTTCGAGTTGGAACTATAACGGGCGAAGGAAGAAGTCCTGATGCGGGGGCGCACTGGACGCTATACCACCCGAAGTACAGCGTCGAACCCTGCCCTAACTGCCAGCACCCAGAAGCCGACGGTGGCTTCTGCGACCCTTCCGACGGAGGATGCGGCTGGACCCGTCCAAGGCGCATTTATCCGCGCAACTACGGTACGCAACCAAGCGAGGTTCGAGATGTTAGTTGAGTGGGTGTTTGGAATCATCGTCATCACAGCGATGCTCGTAAGCATCACGAGGGCAAGATGAACAGGGCTACGCCGTCATCGGTTGATGCCGAACGGGGACTGATCGGCTCGATGCTGATCGACGATGAGATTGCGTCGGCTGCCATCGAACGCCTGTCCCCAGAGGACTTCTACGATGCCGACCATCGCTCGATCTTCTCCTCGATCAACGACCTCGTGCGCAGGGGTGGGCATGCTGACACGGTGTCCGTCATGGATACGCTGTCGAAGAGGATGCCGACCAATGGTGAAGGCTGGGGTTCGATGATGTCTGACATCGTCGCGTCTGTACCTACCTCGATCCATGCCCCCGAGTACATGGACATCATCGAACGCAAGGCAGTCATGCGCTCTATCATTTCGAGTGCCCACAAGATCGCAGAGATCGGGTATCAAGATGATTCAGAGCTGGACGCATCCATCGACAAGGTCGAGTCAATCGTCTACGGGCTGAACAGGAAGCGCAGGGTGGAGAACGCCATCACGCTCGACCGACTCATCCCAGATACCATTGACAGGATCAAGTTCATGCTGGAACACAAGGGGGAGAGGCTCGGCATCCCGTCAGGGATCACGAGCATCGACCGCATCACGGGTGGCTGGCAGAACTCAGACCTTGTGATCGTGGCTGCCCGTCCCTCAGTTGGGAAGACCAGCCTCGCCCTCAACATGGCTCAGCACGCTGCTATCAGGCATGGAAAGAGCGTCGCTGTGTTCTCGTTGGAGATGAGCAAGGAACAACTGTCGACCCGACTCGTGGCCGGTGTATCCAACATTGACATCGGGAGGATCAGGAGGGGGGACATCAAGGGGATTGACCTAGCCCGCATTGCAGCGTCGGCGGGCAGTCTCCTTGATGCCAAGATCATCATCGACGACACGCCAGTGGCGACACCATCGGAACTCCGAGGTCGCTGCCGACGGATCGAGTCGGAGCATGGTCTCGACATGATCGTTGTCGACTATCTCCAACTGATGACGGCTGATCGCACGACAAAGGATGCGAACAGGGTGTCGGAGACCAGCGACATCAGTCGTGGGTTGAAGCGTCTCGCCCGTGAGATGGGCGTGCCAGTGATTGCCCTGTCGCAACTGAGTCGATCATCGGAGCACCGTGAGGGAGGTCAGCCTCGGCTGTCAGACCTGCGAGACTCTGGTGCGATTGAGCAGGATGCGGATGTGGTGCTCATGCTGTGGCGGCAGGGTCAGCAAGACCCTCTCGAAGAGTATGAGGATGTCAACGCCATCATCGCTAAGCATAGGAATGGTCCGACTGGGATGGTGGAACTAACATTCCACAAGCCGACGACGACCTTCGTAGATAAGGGAGTGCACCGTGTCTAACATCAACCTGTACAAGTGTTGGGAATGTGAGGAGTACTTTCTGGAAGAGCAGATCGTCGAGAGCGACGACCCGTTCGACTTCATCTGTGTCCCATGTTGGGAGGGGATGAATGCCAATAGGTTGTCCGATCTTTACGACAACCCGCTACTTCTTGTTGACACTTCCTCGCTTGAAGAGGACGACATCTAGCTTTCTCTGGTCAAGGGAAGATAGGGGTACGGAGGGTTCTCCGTACCCCACTTCTTTGCCTATGAGGGAGGCGTATGAGATGCCGAACTTTCGACAGTAGGACCTGAGGCTCATTCCAAGTTTGGCTGCCTCTCGCTTGAAGTATTTCTCTGGTCTATCTTTCAGCACGCTCTTGCTCGATCATCTCGTCGAGAACATTGACTGCAAGACTCAGCCCATACCTGACGTTCTGCAAGTACTTCTCTTGCATCAGGTTTGGATTCCCCAGGGACTTGATGATGTTGTCCTTGATGTCAGAGCTGGGGAGGTTAGTCCCTCCGATGATGCTAATGATCTTCGCTCGTGCTTCTACTAGTTTGCTCACTCAAAGTCCCTCGTCTTCTCTTCGTCCCCTTCGCCAGCGCGGGAGACCTCCGACCACTTGTTCTCACCGAGCGAGATAAGGATCAGCGCATAGTTAGAGATGTCAATCAGTGCATCACGCACGCCATCGTTGAACCAGTCTGCACTCACCTCCGGTACGCCGGACTTGATCGTCCCGTTGAGGGAGGTTGCGATGCGACCGCACTTGTCCAGTGCGAGGCGAGAGAAGACACCGTATGGCCCAAGACCTTCGATGTTGGATGGTCCGTATCCCTCTTGCCGCATGACGAGGATGTCGTATGCTTCTTGGCTTAGGTCTGCGAAGTACTCAGTGAATTCCTTCGGAACTTTTCTGCTCATAAATTACCTCCAACTTATCTGCCGTGTCATCCTTAACAACAACACTGGCGATGATGAACCGCTCGTTGCAATCGTTGCATTCCCACAGCCGAAGTGCGAGCCTGTCGGTGAGCATCTTGTGCGGCCTGCGCGTCGCTCGGATGTCCTTCGACTTGCACTTCGGGCAGGGGATTCCGATCACCACGGAGCCCGATCAGCGGCGATGTAGACGATGACCGCCACCCCAACAGGACCCCAAGGCACTGGGGCAAGGGCTACTAGAAGCCCCGCAAATGCCAGTAGCAGGCCCGTACGGGCACGCTTGGTCGATACTGGGGTCTGGATAGCCTTAACCACCTTCTCGATGGCAGACTGGTTGATCTCCCTGTCTTCTGGATTAGTCGCCAACTGATACCTCCCCGACCAACTTGGTCGCCTCTTGCGCTGCACAGGTTGCCTGTGTTAGGCGAGCCGCATCCTTGAACTGGTCTGGAAGTTCACCCGCTTTCTCTTCCAGTGCGGCATAGATGTAGTTGAATGCTGTGGTCCATGCCAACAGACCGCCCTCAATCGTTGGCTTCTTCTTCGCATACGGTACGCTCACTTGACCCCCTTGACCCACAACTCGAGTGTGTCCTTGTCTGCAAGAGGAGAGATGGTATCCTTCTCTGACACGATGGTTGCATCGTGCCTGTTGATCCCATGCTCAACCTCTGGGAAGGATCGATAGTTCACTGCGATCTCATCCTTGCCTTCATACTTTGCTGAACAGAAGTACGTCACGGTCGCATCAGTGATGGCAACGAACCCTCGAGCCCACCACCACGGTGCGTAGAACAACTTGCCGTCCCCTGCCTCCATCTCCTCGGAGATAACCTTGCCGTACAACTTCGACATCGGGTCGATGTTGACAGCGAAGATCAACGCCTTGCCAGATGAAACGTACATCGCCTTGTCCATGAACACCTGTGCATGGAGCCCACGGAATACGCCAGCGCGTGACCACGAGGCGTTGACCTGTCGTACCGTGAACCCAGGGATTGAACGGTACGGATCTTTTACAATCTCTTGGAAGTATCCTCTGTTGTCGGTGTACACACCGCCCTGTAGAACCCTTGGCTCAAGGGAAACGTTAGCCAGATGGTTTGTCATTGATGTACTCCTCCAAATCAAATGTGATGATGTATCTTCGCTTGGTTCCTGAACCCTCAGTGCTGACATGGACAACACCCCTGAGTTTATCTGAGTGGTACTCGATTGATTGGATCAAGTCCCAGATGCGCTCGGGGAAGGTTGATCCACTCTTTATCTGGAGCTGAAGGTGTCCGTTGTCCACATCTACCTTGCCCCCGAACATGCCCACGCGATTACCTTCAACCATCTTTGCGACGGACAACTCGATAGAGTTTCCGCGCTTGCGGTTGTTCCTCCCGCGTCGTGATCGCTCAGCGTCTGGCATGCTTCATCATGTATACTGGCGTGCTCTCGCCAACGTATGCACCGATGACGTTGAAGTCGAAGAACTCAATAGCCTCGTCTGGTGTCATCCCGTCCCTCAGCACGAGAACCTCAAGGCACTTATCGTAATCATAGATAGCCACTGGATGATTAAACCTGAAGCCGTATCCAATGAGAGCATCCTCAAACCCATCGGCAAGAAGTGCTCCGTGAAACCCTTGAAGTTCTTCATTGTGTTCCTCGATTGCCTTATCTTTCATCTTACCCACGCTTTGCCTCCACTCCGTAGCACTTGCGGTGGACCCAATGCCACCCCGTCGTGCGTCTAAATCCGTTGAACTCAATACTCTGCAACCGGTACGACTCCGCTTGAGACTCGATTACGAGTGCGCATTTTACACAAGGGACAAACGTCCACTTCGCGGACTTTCGTTCTTGCTTTCCACCCTTGGATGCTGGGCTCATAGGATGATTCCTTTTTGGTAGTTGCTGATTTTGATGCTGTTCGTCGGGTCTTCAAGGTATCCTTTCACCGCCTTGAGCAGTAGGCGGACTGGATGCGAACACCAGCGGCAGCCCTCGCCAGTACGCTCGCACCCAGTCTTGTTTTCATCTCCCATTCGGTCGAGCGCACACTTAGAAGCATCGACCATGTCTGCTGGGGATTCAATCACTACTTATTGCCTCGAACTGTCATCGGACCCCAGACGCAACGAGATAGCTCGCGCAGTGTGAAGTCGGCATAGTTCTTGCCGTTGACCTCGACCGTCTTGCCCCACTTGCCAGTGGCAACAGCGTCTGGTCGTGGGTCATCGCCTTCCTTGCCGTTCGCCCAGTCTCGGATCTTTGTGACGTGCTCCCACTTAGGCTCATCGAATACCGTGAACGTCACATACAGGTAGCGGTTCTCAGGCTTGTCGCCCTTCTTGCCACCATCAACCCATGCCTGATAGTCGTAGGCATTCATTGATCCCTTGAATGACATGATCTGTACGCCCGATGGCAGTGTCTTAAACTCTGGCTCGAACTTGTCGCTGAACCAGAACAGAATAGTTTCCATTAGAAGTCTACCTCCTCAAGGCTTGATGACTTGACTGCTGGCTTCGCTGCCGTCTTGACGCTGGTCCCAAAGATCTTCTCGGCAGCCTTGGCGATGGTCGCATCACCGCTGTCGTTCTCTGGGTCATCGCCCGTCGGGATCAGGAACGTCGTCAACAGTGCGTACTTCAACGCCCCTGTCGAAGACTTGTACACATGCTTGTCGCCGCTGTCAGCACCAGAGCCGAGCGTCTGGATGTCCAGCGTCTCGCCAGTGTCGCCGTCGATGAACCGCCATGTGTATCGTGCCGTGACGATTGTCTGTGTACCCTTCGGTGTCGTGCCCTCTGAGATTACGTCGACCTGTGCTGGGACCATGATGACGTTGAGTTCGCCAAGTGCTGTTCGCACCTTGTCGGCAACGTCTGATGCCAGTACATACTTGTATCCCTGTGCTGAGTTTGTCCCACCCTTCTGGACGTAGCCAACCTTGGCCATGACCTGAGCGAGCTTTGCTGCTAACTTCATTGGCTGCTCCTGCATTCTGTCTTCCACCGACAATACGTACATGGGTACTTCAACTCCCCCTTCGAGGACTTCGCCCATGCATCAGGGATACGCGGTGGCTTCCTATCCCCGTAGTATTCTAGCACACGAAGCGTTCTCCGTGCACGATCCTGCCACTCCTCTGGGATGATGTACTCGTCAATCGAAAAGGAATCCTTCTCGATGTAAACGACACGCACGTCATCCACTGGTGTGCCAAGATGCTTAAGCGCCGCAGCGTACGACGACGCTTGGATCATGTGCTCCCGCTTGGGCTCACCCTTGCGGTACTTGCGGGCAAACGACGACTCGGTCTTGAACTCCAAGATCGACCGCTTGCCATCCTTCCACGACACAACCGCGTCGATGTTGCCAGCAAACTTCCACTCTGGAATCTCTACTGGAACCTCTGGATCAACACTGTCGAACTGATCCGACTTGTTGAGCAGCTCCACGATTGCTTCACCAAGTTCGTTCCCGACTTTGAACACACCGTACAACTTGTCATCAAACGGTTCTGTTTCAGGAACTCCGTTGGTTTCGTACCAATGGGCACGGATGCAGCCGCCGAGCAAAGAGCCCCGCCACTTCTGCTTAGAAGGGCGAGGCTCACGCTTGGCTAGTTCAGCCGCGACTGCCTCTCTTACACTTCCCATTGCTGGAGTATAACGGCAGTTTTCTGCGGTGTCAAATACTACAATCCCCCGTAGTTACTGATGACCCCCTTGAGCTGGTCGATCCTTGTCGGGTACGATTCCCCCCTGCGCTTCGCCTCTGCGAACACGCGGTCGATGTGCGCCTTATCGTTTAACGTAATGAAGTCATAGCTATGTGCGATGCTTGATGTCAGTAGCGACGTGTCCATCCAGTAGTCTCGAGCATCGAGGTTAGACTCGGCACACGGGACAAGCGATGACTCCGTTGCCGTGGCAACCTTGTGCGCGATGTCAAGCACTGTCGTGTTCTCCGCCGCGCAGTTGTAGACACCAGCATACTTTGTAGTGACAGATGCTACGATCATCTCGGCAGCATCCTCCACATTGATCAATGGTCGACGTGCGTTCTGCGCCGGAGCGATCTCTCTCGTCTTCGCTGCTTGCCAACAGAAGGCGTTGACGACAAGGTCTCGTCGGATGTTCGGGCTCCAGCCCCACATCGTCCCGAAGCGCAGCGAGATCCAGTCATGCTTCTTCTCGGTGTTGTCGAACTTTGCAAGATACTCATCGATGGCAAGCTTTGCCTTAGCGTACGCTGTCAGCGGGTTGGTCTCATCGGTCTCAGCAGAAAGGCTACCGCCCTTGCTTGCACCGTAAACTGATGCCGAGGATGCGACAACGTGTCGAGCCTCTGGATACCAGTTGATGAGACGAGCCGTGCCGTAGAAGTTAATCCGCTGCGTCTGCAACTGATCGATCTCTGACATCGGGTCATTCGACAAGCCAGCCAAATGAACGACAGCGTCGATGTTCTGCGGCAACGGGAACGTCCCAAGGTTGCGCAGGTCAAAGAACATCTGCTCGTCTGGCAGATAGTCAAGCATGCTCACGTCCGACATCGTCGGCAAATACCACGCCGTGTCCAAGCCGACGGTATAGATGCGTCGGTCTTTAAGTTTCTGGATGACCAGTGGGCCTAGGTATCCTAGGTTCCCCGTAACGAGTACTCGCATGCTACCTCCCCAAGTATTCCATCACCGCTTCCGACCAATGTCGGAGTGGCTTGAGCTTTGTGTTCTTCAGGTTGCCCCACTCTGGTCGAGTGGTATCCTTCCGCGTTACTGGCATGACCTTGTACCTGTTGCCAACCTTCTCCCGAATAAATCGAGCGAAGATTGCCCAGTCGGTCGTGCCCTCGTTGGTCACGTGGTATACGCCTGTCGCCTTCTGCAACGCAAGGTCCACGATGACTGGTGCTGCGTCTGGCATGTACGTCGGCTTGAAGTGCTGGTCGATTGGAAGCTCAACGTTCTTCATCGAAGACGCGACGAAGTCAGCGAACGAAGGCTTGAACGGAGACTTACGCGGACCGAACGGCGAACTGATGCGCACCACACCGCCACCGTTTTCGAGCACTCGACGCTCGCCGTGCCACTTCGAGTCGCCATAGATAGACAGCGCACCCTTGGTAGGCTCGTCCTCATGGAGAACCCTGTTCTCTTTGTTGAGGTCGTAGACGTAGTCGGTGCTAAGATAGATCTGGTGATAGCCAGCGGCGGAGATGTTGTGCGGCAGTGTGACGTTCGCCTCGATTGCCGTATGCGGCTTGCTCTCGCAGAGCGCGATGTCCCGCTGTGCCGCGCAGTTGATCACCGACACTGGGTCAGCGTCCCTAATGAGACCAAGCAACTCCTCGTGGTCCTTCCAATCGTTCCTGCTGAGGACAACGAACTTCTCGTCGCGCTTCACCAGTTCATCCTGTACATGCTGCGATGCCTGACCTGATCCTATGATAACAATCACTTCTTCACTCCTGTCTTTCCTCCGGACAACTCAACCCCTCGTCGGGCGATGAGCCAGTCCACAATCTCTTCCCAGTTGTTATCGTACTTGATCGCCTTGTCGTCGACGTACGCAACCGCTGCTGGCTTGCCATACCCAGTATGGATCTTATGGTACGGAATGTGATTCTTGTGGAGCCACTCCGCCATCCAGCGCGTCTTATCTCCTCGATCTGGGAACGCCTCCCACGCCCGAGCAGAGTGCACAACGATGATGTACCCGTGTCGCCAGAGACGAGACATCGCCTCCTTCGCGCCCTTCGTAGGAACGATCTCACCTAGTACATCAATCGCCAAGGTATCGTCGAAGTCAACCGCGATCTGCTTCGAGATAATGGTATCTAGATCGCTCACTTTCCTGGATACCTTCGTCCGCGCCAGGCCAACTCGGAGCCAGTCCACGATGCGAAGTCTGGCTGCCACTCCCCAGCCTTCTCGCCCCACCGTTCGATAACGGCAAAGCCAGCAGACCATCGGCTCACCTGATGCTGTGCTAGGTAGCCAAGCTCCGTGCGCTGGCACATCATGCCAGTGGAGATGGCGGCAATGCGCTTCTCAGGGATGTCGGCAAACCCACCGATTGTCCTGAAGCCAATGCCCTGTGAGTGGTCATGACCGCCAACGACCGACACCCCAGCAGCATCAGCAATCGGAGCAATCGATGCCCCGCCGCCAGTGTTGCGAGAGTATGTGCCGTGCGTTGCGATCAGGTCCTCGGTAATCTTGTAGTACGAACGAAGATGCTCTGGTCCACTGAACACTGGCTTCTGGTCGATGACTGGCTTGATCTCCAGGGAGTCAAGGCGCAACAGGTTCTCGAGCGATAGCATCTCTACGCCATTGGCATCGAGAAGACCGACCAGCTCCGGTGCTCTCTTCGCTAACCACTTGGACATCCGTGCCTCGTGGTTTCCGTAGAGGAATAAAATCTCTGCATCTGGACCAGCAGCAGCCCTGATCTCTGCCAGCCTGTTATGCGCGTGCTGCAACTCTTGCTGCACAGGCATACCTAGGCGAGGGTCCTTGTCGTATGCGGACACGGACGTAAGGTCCACGATGTCCCCAGTCAGGACAATCCTGTCTGGTGTCTCTGATGCTAGGAATGTCAGGAACGATGAGAAGACATTGCCGTCCTCAAACGGGAACTGGAAATCCCCAGCACAAACAATAATCTCTCCTCGAATCGTGGAAGACGGGCTTCCGACTCGGGAGAGATATTCTATCTTGGATGGTTCTACTGGCTTGATGTGATGAGGAGTACTTACTAAGGAAGTAATATATTTCTTAGAGTTAGTATCATCTACTTCCTTAGGAAGTCCTTCATCAGGAAGAATTCCGTGATTGTAATTGACCTGATTCATTCTGTCAATCTTCATGTATCGCTTCTGGACTTGGTCCTTGGTAAGGTCAAGACGTGCTGCGATCTGTGAGAACGACAGCCCCAACTTTCGGAGCGTAATGATTTCCTTGTCAAACGACATGGAGCCTCCTAGCTCGATACCCCAAGGACCTTCAAGGCAATTGTCACGAGCGTGCCAACTGCGCTTACTGCGATCCCTACCCTCCATCTTAGCGCCAGTGAGTCATTCTGTCTAGTATCATCTATCGCCTCAACTTTATGCTGAAACGCTTCGACCTCTCGAAGTCGCTCTTCAATACGGTCAAGCCGCTCGGAGAGGTCTGACCGTACGCCATTGATGGCATCCAGAAGAGCGTGGAAATGGGATGAGGTCACTTCTTTTTCTTCTTCTTTTTCTTTTCTTCCTTTTTGCCTTTAGCCTTTTCCTTGTCTTTATCTTTTGCCTTTTCGCGCTGCCTTTTAGTTTCTCGACGAGGCTTCTCCGGTGGATCGCTTGGGTCTTGGGACTCAATATCGTCTTCGTCCTGAGGGGCCTCAATGTCTTCGAGTTCTTGCATGCCAATCGGCGTAGCAGAAAGGTGTTCCGCTCCAGTTTCGGTAGTCGGCAAAAACACGGATGCTTCTGTGGAAATGGATGATACCGGGCTGTTTTCCCTATAAGGGCTTAGCTCAAATTGTTTAAGCGTTCTATTGTAAAAGTCAAAACTTAATTCTTCGGAACCATCCTCTCGGCCAATCCACTGCTGACCGCGAATGGTGAACGTAGAGTCTATATCAACAGGGCCCCTGTTGATAATTACACGAACATCGTCCCCAAGCTTATACTGCTTGTACGGAACTACAGATCCGTCGACAATGGACAAACTAATAATCTTAATTTTATCCGGGCTGGATTCATTTAGGTTGTACGCAGCCCTAGCAGAAACAGAATCCTGGGAAATTAAATCTTCTTGAACGTCTACCCTGTCGATAATACCGTATGTCGATGCAATAGAAGACGTTGCAAAGCTCGACCAGATCTTTGAAGAGGATGACCCAAAGATGCTCGTAGCAATAAGAACGGCTCTTGTGCGAAGGTTTCTAAAGTTTGGGCTGTATGAAAACCTTTTAACGTTTGCTCCGTAAACAAGACGCAACTGATTATTTACCGAAGACGAATAATTCATATCGAGAAAGAACGAATTGTACGAGTAAGTGCTTGACTCAATCCTGTTTCCAAACACTACCTTGTTGGTAGTTCCCTCTTGGGCAATCGCCATAATATTGAACAGGAACGACCCCCGCTGCTCCCCGGCAGTAAAAATGTCGTAGGTTTTTGTTGCAGCGTTAATTGTGCCTTCGATATCTACAAATCCAAGGCGGGAGTTTGTTGTGTTTTTTGCGGCGCTTAATTCAGCTTGCCAGATATGTGACGCAGTTTTGTCGTCATATGTTACGGTACTGGATGGGTTTGAAATAATGCCAGATACGTCTGTTAGGGTTTGATTTAAAACCCCCATGTAATCCACTCCATAGAACACAACTTCATTGTCAGTGGCTTCGTAATCCTGTAGAATGCCAGTACCAATGGTACGATAGACATCGTCTGATTCATCCCATCGATCTACCCTGTAATGTCTTTCAAGCGGTAAACATTCGTTAATCTGGGGGTGATTGTATGGCAGGGTAAAAAACATCTCTCCGCCCTCATTGAGGTACGAAGAAACGCCAATGTATTTTGCCTGTGAAATTACCGCTTTGACTGCCCCTCTACCCCTACCAGTGCCGCTTGTGTCCCAAAGCGTAACACGGAACGGCCTTGTGTTTTTGGACATTAGTACCAAGCCTCTCGGTAGGTGACGGAGATTAACTCAGGAGAGCTGCCCGTATAAGTAGTTGTGACTGTTGAGACCGCGTCGTCAGTCGGCGGGATTAGTCCAAAAGAATACGAGGTTGTATCTATGGCATCTTGCCGAAGTGTTTTTACAAATGCCCCTCCAGAGGTGCTTCTGACACCCCTGTAGACTGCTTGATCTTGGAAGTTAATGTACCATCGAACTTCATTGTTGGTATCTTTTGCCGGGAAATCTAGGTTGTTAAGCTTTAGAGATTGACCGTCTAAAGTGAATGTCACGGAGGCAACCGTTGCGGCAGCGTAAGAAACCGCAGAAGAGTAGATTAACTCAAAGGTAGGATATGCCGGCGCAGATCCAAGATTTGGAAGAGATGTAGTAGCCGACGAGGAGGTAATTGATATTGACCGCTCAGTTGCCGCAAACTTGTATGGGGTCTTAGCAACAAGAGTAAAGCCAACCATAACTGCAAATCCCTTTGCGCTTACGCCAATGGATTGGGATGATGTGTAAGTCACCGCAGGAAGGCTTGCTGGGCGGACAGACATCATCATCTCGATAAATCCGCTTGTGTGGTTAGATGTGTCGATAGTCGCCTGGGAAAACTTTAGCTCCCTGAGTCCGTATTCGTCTTCATACCTTCTTGGGATTGGGCGCAAAGCGTCAAGGAGTCCTTGGACCTTATCGTGGAGATCCCCGGTGGATGTTCCAAATACTCCGCATACGATGGAAACCGAACGCATGGCAAGATACGAATCGCCAATGTCAACTCCATCCTGGAGGGCTCGCTTGTCTACGTACCCAACGGTTTGAGTTTCGTTCATCCGAGCAGACATCACCTTGTATCCGCCTCGAGGCGCTGGGGTTGTTACGTCTGATCCCGCAATCGAGTTAAAGTCAATGGTTGTCCCGTCGCCAAGCTGATACGTAATTGGTCGATTAAAATCCATTATCCGATCCTCCGCATCTTGCGGAGACGGGCTTCCTCTCGCCTCACGCGCTGTTGATTAGACAGTGCGATCTGGTTCATGGATAGGGCAGATACGTCGGAGTTTCCCGACTGTACTTGCCACTGCTGAAACGACACACGGTCAGAGAGCAGTCGGCTGAATGCCTCCGCCTGAGCCCAGACACGGACGGCATTGATGCCAGAGTGGTCCATGTCCGTCGTCGATGTGCTCGAGGCAAGTTGGATAAACGTGCTGTACCCAAAGATACGCAACGTCCCAGGAGATGATAGTGTATAATGCGGAGGAAGGAACAGGATTCCGTCGTGGACTTCCCAGCCAGAGTTTGGACCGTCAGAGGTTGACGGCAGAACCGTTTCCTTAAACTTTCCGCCAGCGTCGTAGGAGTCTACTCGGAATGGCCACGCCACATCAGTTAGCGCAACAGAGAACACCGAGCCAGAGACTGGCTGGGTGAACGCGGTCGTCTGGATTGCGTCCTTAGGATAGAATCCGTTTAGCCAGTCAACCCCGGAGTTGATGAGATCGTCGATCTCGGAGTCAGTCCAGGTTGCACCGTTAGGATCACGAAGGTCCCGACGGACCATTGTCCGAATGCTGCTCAGTGTTTCTGCCATGCTTCCAAATCCCCTTATGCTCTACTGCCCACTTGAAGGCATCTGCCCATTCTATTGCTCGGTCTTTGTAGTTGTATTCCTTGAGCACCCGCTCCTTAGCTGCGCCAGCTAGTTGCTCTCGGAGATCCTTGCTTCGCACCAGCGACTTGACTGCGTCGTACCATTCCTGTCTACCCTTAGCCAGCAGGCCATCTACGCCATGCTTGACCATCGAGTACGGTGCGTCACCATACTTGAACCGCTCACCGATAAACGCTGCGCCAACCATCGAGTACTCCAACCAGTGAAGCTCGGACTTACATCGGTCGAAACTGTCGCCACCAAGAGGTGCGATGCCGATGTCTGGATGGCTTCTTGCGAGGATCTCGGTGAACTGCTTAATGTTCTCTACGTAGTGGAATGCCTCGTCGAAGAATGGGGCAATGACGTGTTCCGTCCCTTGGTTTACGCCAATGAAGACGTTCCAGAGTTCCTTGCGTAGGTCCTCTATCGCCTTTCCTGCGTATCCACCTTCCCACTTTCCACCGACTCCGCTTGGGTATCCTGCGTAGTCCCGCATTCTCGCGGTGCTACCGTAATAGACCACGCGAGGCTTTTCGCCGCCATGCCCGGGACGACCAGCAGTTGTAGTATAGATTGAAGGATCGATTGCATTGCGGATAATCCTAATGTTATTGTTGAGATAAGCATACGCCTCCTTGATCGGTCCAGTGCTCACGGTCACAAGGTCAGCGCGGCGAGTCATCCGCTCGATGAGCGGTCGCTCTGCTTGAACGTCTGGGAAGTATCCGTTCCACGTCCTGATCTGAAAATGGTTGTCGTCGGTCTCGTAGATAATCGCCTTGTTGAATGCCGCGTTCTCAAACGCTGGCCACATCCACTCGGTGATCGAGTCTCGGACCTTCATCTGGTGCTCGTGCTTGGTGATGACCTCGGGGTCTTTTGATGCCGCACCGCAGGTATCGCACTTGGCGGAGCAGTTGTAATATCTCCTGAATACCACAACATCAGCCCAGTCAATATCTGAAGTGTCAACCTTGAGCAAGCCCTTAGCCATTGCCTCGTCTTGCTTCATCCCCTGAGCTGACGGATCAGCAATGAAGTTGACTTTGTCGATGTGGCGGACTTCGATGCCCATCTTCTTCCACTCTTCATCGAACATGTGTCCACGGAAATAGGCGCAGGGCCCTTGCTCTGCTGTCCCCCAAACCAAGATATTCATAATCCTCCAGCCTATTGGGCATAATGCCCCAGGCTTATTTTAGTGGGGTTTCCCCCCGATGTCAAGCGACATCGGGGGTACTCACCTGCCTACTGGCTTAGACTGCGACCGTAGCCTGAGTCTTCAGGACGCGGTAGCGTGCACCTGCCTCGTCGAGGAGGAGCGAGCCAAAGCGCATCTTGTAGCCAACGAGCGCCTTCTGTGCCAATGGGTCGGTGTGATCACCGCCTGGGGCAACGAAGTAGCTCTGGAGCGTCTGCGAGTCACCAATGGTGTACGCATCTGGGCCGAGGAAGAGCGCCGTGTAGACGTTCCCGCTCGAAGCACCAGCAGTTGCATAAACCTTAGCGTCCGAAGACACAATGAAGCGAACTCCAGCGAACATACCAATCTCATTCGTGAGAAGTGGAATGTTGTTGACGTACTTGTTCGCCTCGATCCAGCCGTTCACGCTGGTGTCTGACACAAGGTCATACTCCTGTGAAGGGTGGATGATGCAGCGGTACGTGCCGTCAGCGAACTGAGGAACGTTGCTGCCCTTGAGGCGAGCGACCATGTTCTTGACGAATGCGCCCGTGAGCACACCCGCAGCAGCAACTGCGCTGTTCGCCGTGTTGGCGGTAAGCGTGGTTGCGCCAGTCGCGCCGAACACTGCGGACGTAAGAACGCTCGAGTGAATCTGGTCGCGGACAAGAACGTCCATCGAGCGGGTTGCCTGATAGGCAATGCGCTCCGCAGCGATGGAGATAAGGTCATGCGGCGAGTCGATCTGAGCGAGGTCAGAGACTGCAACCGTCGCACCGTACTGGGCGGCGGTGAAGAACTCGGACGAAATCGTCAGTTCGCCATCGGTTGGAGGCGTGCCTTCCGAAAGCGGCGTTGTGTTGACACCAAGGTCAGCGTAACGTGCATAGCGGAGGGTGTTCGTCCCCTTAATGAAGCGAGCTGGGACATAAAGCCCAGGCATCGCGTGAACGGCACGTGCTCGGAGCTCTTCTGCTGCTCGTGCGGAAACAAGTTCCTGTACGAGATCAGAAAAACCTGAGGTTGCCGTAGTAGTGGTAGCCATCTACGTGCTCCTTTGTTTATCTACTAAATGGATTCCCAAGAGCCTTCAATCGCTCAGCGATATCCGCACTCGTGGATTTCTTTGTTTCCACCACTGGCTCTCGTCGTGGATTGTTTGGATCAATGCGAGGCTCCGACTCAACCTCAGTCTCGCGGGAGGCAAGGAACTTCTCGAAGGCAGCCGCTCGGGCTTCCTCGTCAAAGTTCGCAGTGTCCTGGCGGAACTGTGCATAGAGTGGGTGCTGCCTTGCGAGCCGCTCCTGACGAGCTTCATCTTGCTGCTTAGCAAGAGTATCCTCAAGCGTCTTGATCTTGAGCTGAGCCCGCTCGTATTCCGAGAGGTTCTTCTCTTCGATCTCAGCCTTCCACCTGCGGAGGTCCTCGGCTTCCTTGCGGATCTGGTCGAGCTCCTTCTTGGTGGCGGTCAGGGCTTGGTCCTTACCAGCCAGCCGCTTCTTATAAGTGGCGACATCCTCGCCCTCAGCCTGAGTGGGCGTATCCTCAACAGGGGCCGTAGCCTCTACTGCTGGGACCGTAGCCGACTCTGCTGGAGCCTGAGTCACGACTTCTTCCGGCATTACTGTCTCCTATCTTTCTTCCCAGAATCTCTGGGATTAATTCTTACCTTGAAGGATATCCAGAATATCTGGAAGACCTTCTTGACCTGACAGGTCGAAATCTCCGACGAGATCTTCAACTGCCGCTCCCGTCATTCGGACCGTTCCAGGCAACGCTGCCGACGTAACCTGATTGAACGCCTCTTGTGGGAATCGGGAGATGTCGAACCCTTCTCCTGCCATACCCTTTGCTACTCCCAACTTCCTTACGGTCGATGAGAGACCAAAGCCAATGTTGTCTGGCGTGTACGGCAACAGCCAGTTGACAGCAATCCAAAGCTCTGGATTGTCTGCCAGTGCATCCCTAAAGTCAGGGTCGTATTGGATCGCAGCGACTGTGGCATCAGACGTTAGTCGCAGCGCCTCTGCCCCTAGGAATGGTCGAGTTCCACCAAGCCGCTTGGCGAACGGGGTTGCAATGAGCAACCTCGTAAACTCTGGGATCACCTTGCCAACCATGTACGAAAGCGGGTATAGTGCTATCAACGGATGATTGAGGCTCCGCTCCCACCATGGTCGGTTAGGATCGAAATAGATTGCACGGCGAGCACGCTCACCCTCCTCAGCAGCAGCCTTTCGGAATGCCGCGACAACGTTTCGGTATGTTTCGACTTCGCTGTCTGGGGCTCCTGTCCTGGTATACAGGAAGTCTTGAGGGGCCTCGAAGTCAGATGTTTCGCTAATGTTCCATCCAGACCCAGTCTTCTTCATGCCAATAGTTTTGTAGAAATCCTCTGCCGTGTCAACGCCATCAACAACCGATAGGCTTGCATCAGAATTACCAGAAGACTTTACTTTTCGAAAAAGTCTCGCAAGCATTGTGGACCCGATACCCTGTTCCCTATCAAATGATGCCATGTGTCGGACCTCAATCGACCCGTCGCTATATTTTGCGTACTTTACAAACCCAGATACGTCACCATTTTTGTTATATGCAAGCAAGAATAGTGAGTCATCGAACGTATTGTCTAATGCGTCTTGCAAGAAAACCATTGAGGTGTCATCTGGCTGACTATTGTATGCCCTCATATAGTCATCGTACGATGAATACCCCATAGCGGATGTACGGTCAGATGATTTATAATACTTCTTTACAAGCTCATCGATGCTGAGACCTTCGGACTGTGTTGTCCAGTATGGGGCATCAAGACTATAGCCCTTACCGCCGTATACCCAACTGCCATCAACTTTGATAAGAGTAGATTCGCCAAAATACTCGTGGATTTTATTGATGATAGGAGCTTGTCTAGCTGTTGTAGCATTTGTAAGACCTTGCCTTTCCAGGGCATCATCAATCATCTTTTGTCGTTCTTGTTGAGCCCTTCTTCGGACAATAGAAAGTGCTGAGTCTCTATTTATATTGCCTTCCAACATCTCTTTGGCAAGTGCACGTTCAAAATGCGACTTAAAAGCTGTTTTACCAAATTTTGCAGGATCAAAATCCCCAAATGCACCTTTAGTAATATTGCTATTTTCAATATCCTGAAGAATCTCAAGGCTACCCTTTTGAGTTTTGGCAGCTTTATTAAAATCCGCTTCTGTCATGAAAGGAATTTCACGATCAAAGACTGATTCAAGTTCCTTAAACTCGTCACTATCTGGTACGACATCGTCGACTAGCTCACCGCCATTGGCAGCAAACTCCTTCTCACGAAGAGCAACCTTTGTCGGCTCGTAGCCTCGGTCCGTAAATCGACGGGACATGGCAATGTCGATGCCGTCGTCAATAAGTCGTTGGGCTGCAACAGGATCAGTACGGCCAATGAAGTCAAGTCCAATAAGCTGCATGATTTCTTCTGGGTCATCTGTCCCAAAGAACTCTCGGAGCTTTGGCATAACTTCTGGCATCTCTTCTGCCATGACGCGATACGCCCTAAGGGCAGCTCCACGAGAAATGATTGCCTGCATGGCACGTCGCTTGCGGTCCTCTACCGCCAGAACTCCCTGCTTTGCAGATAGGAAGACCTCTCCAAGCTTTGCCTCGCCGCGTGCAAACTTGCCAATAGCGTCCCAGAAGGTAGGAACCTTCTGTGCCATTCGACCAGCAACGTGGTTGCCAGCGACCATGAACACGGTCTGAGCATCACCAACCTCACGGATTGCCGCAAACTCGCCCATGATGGCGCGGGTTCGAAGGTCGTTCCTTGTAAGCCCTGCAATGCGCTGCTCGCGCACGCCTGATCCCGTGGTAAACCTAAAGAAGTTTGGCTCAATGTTCTCTTGGATGTATCGGAACTGCGGAGCAAGCTCACCGAATCGAGCGAATGGATAGAGTCGATCTGTAACAATAGCGATTGAAGGCATCTTCATCTTGATCCACGAGGTAAATGCTGGCATCAATCCAATGTCATCGACACGACCAGCGTAGGCACGCATCATCGACATAAAGACTTCATTCCAGACATCAGCCTCGTCAACACCAGTTGCGGCGGCGATACGAGCACGTGCCTCCTTGGTGATAGTCCCATTGATCTTCTTCGCCAGCGAGCTTGTTCGTCCGAGCTTCTGCTCAAGGGCAAGTCCACGAGGAAGCGTCTGCGCCTCGTTGGCCAGGTCGTTAAGAGCCTGCCAAACAGCACGAGACTCCTGGGCATTCATGCCGATGCTGGATGTCTCTGTAACGAATCGGTTGGTAGCCTTCGCTGTAATGAGCGACCCGTAGCGAGGGCTCAGTGCGTACTGGACCATCGACTGAAGTGGGTTGCGCTTGTAGGTCAGAAGGTCTGAACCTAGGTTCTGTGGGTTGGTGAATGCCGTATCCACGAGGTCGGCATATGGGGCGAATGACTTTGTCTGGTAGTATCGGCCATACTTATCCTGAAGCGTTGACCACTTCTTGATAAGTCCATCTTCTGGGGCGATACCAAGTCGGTAGCCTACTGCTTCCGCTCGAGGCCAGAACGCACGAATCTCTTCGCTAAGTTCCATGATCTCGTCAGCTTGGATGTCGACCGCAAACGCATTGGAGTTCTCATCAAGGTACTTGATCATATCTTCCCGAAGGTTCTTCAGGCCAGCATCGTCAAGGTCGTCAATGGAGATCTTTCCGAAGGTGGCAAATAGTTCGTCGTACTGAGAGACTCCGAGTTTTACTGCTTCTTTTGCGGCATCATTTGACTTGGCAAACCTAAGTGTGTCGAGAAGATCTGCGGCACGTGCACGGCTCAGTGTTCGCTGGGAGATAAGTGTAACCCTTGATCCAATGCCCGTCTGCGTCTGGCGAAGGTTTGCCAAATCACGGGACAGCTTTCCGTAGGCTGGCATTCGGACGAACTCTAGGTATTCGATTGCATCTTCTACGTTTCGACTGTTGATCGCAGGAAGGATCACCTCATCAAAGAACTGATCCGCCTGCGCCTCGCTTCGACCGAGAGCGTATCCCAAAGCGTTGCGGACAAACGTTCGTGCCGCCTCAGGCTGGTCGACAAGCGCAATAAGCTCCTGCTTTCCGCCAATAAGGATTCGAGCACCAGCCTCGGTGACTGACTTTCCGTGCAGTCGACCCTGAGTTGCTAGGGCATCCTCGGCAGCCTTTGCGCTATCGATCCCAAGGGCTCGCTTCTGTAGGGTTCCTCGTAGGAAGTCTTCAAGCTCTCGCTGCGCCTGGAGCATGTCCCCAGACGAGTATGCCTTTGGATTTACCTGAGCATATACAAGGCGAATGATCTTGGAACGATGCGACTCCTTGGTAATTGATGCAACATCAAGAAGGTCGCTTAATGCGTCAGACACAATCTTTTCTCGGACTGCTGGGTCGGTATCAGCAACGTTATCAAGCGATGTTTTTGCAAGCCCAAGAAGGGTGTCCTGCATATCTGCAAGGCTTCCAGCAATAGATAGTGATGCCTGATCTTCGATGAGTGCGGCAGCACCAGCCTTCGCCGTTCGCCCAAGCGTCACCGAGGTAAGCTCTGATGCCGTCGCAAGGACAACATCCTCTTCGCCAGGTGATACTTTGGCAAGCACACGTGTGGCATTCTGGATGTTCTTGGTCTTAAATGCCATTTCCAGCATGTTGTAGGTTCTGCCAGCAACGATGCTACCGAACGCCTTGGCGGAGCCAGAGAGCGTTCCAGAGATAGCGTTGTACACCTGACCGACTGGCTGCCAAAGCTTCATGAACTCTGACTCCTTGGCCCCAAGGATTACACCAGCCTTCACGGCCTTGGCAAGTCCACCAGCCTTCGCTGCCCCAGAGGCAATCGCTCCACCTGGAATCCAGGTAAGCGGGTCGGTAAGCAGCCCAAGGGCAACGTCCCGCACAATGTCCGGCTTTGCCCCGAAGGTGCGACCCTGCTCATAGATCACGTCTGCGATCTCGTCAACAGTAGCCCCGCTCTGGACCATAGTCTTGATTTGTGGAATGTCGTAGTAGTCCTGAACGCCGCTCTTGTCATTTGACAGGAGCTGCTGCGCGGTGAACTCAGAGATAACTTCTCGTTGGACAAACTTTGATGGAGCAGAGATGACATCCATCGCTGCGCCAGGGATTGCCGATACCACGTCGCCAACGCTTGGACCGCTCTCTACTGGACGGATAGATCCAACGGCAGTACCTACTGCGCCAACCGCGCCGCCAACAGTCTCAAGTGTCCCCTTCAGCAGGCCACCGACAAGCGGGACCGACCCGACAAGACCAAGGATTCCTTGACCAAGTCCCTCGATGGACTGACCAATAGTCTCTGGTTGGGTAATGTTTACTGAGGCACGACCAGGTGATGCTCCGAATCGTGAAGATCCACCAGACCCCTGTGCACGCTTGATCGACACATCGTTCTGTAGTGCACTGTATCCCTGATCGGATCCCTTTGGCGCAAATAGGCTAGGCATTACAACCCTCCGCCAGCGGGCTGACCAGCACGCGGACCGCTATTAATAATCCTAACTGGAGCAACTGGTGCAACATTAAGAGAGGCACGCTCGCCAGCTCGGAATGCGTTTTGAGCGGCTTGAGCAGCCGCAACCCCTGCCCCAGCAGATCCTGCTGATGCAGCAGGTGCGACCGATCCGCCACCACCGCCGCCGCCAGTTGCAGGCTTTACGCCAAGATCAAGAGCTCGCTGTGTTGCTGGGTTTACTGTCGGAGCAAAAATATCGCCAATACTATTAGCAATCGTAGGAATAGCAGTTCCGCCAATGAATGAACCTAGTGCAGCGGTTGGGTTAGCAATTGCTGCGAGACCACGGAATACGAATCCAAGGTCAAAGTTCTGTGCCTCCCCAGTACCTTGCGGGGTAGCTAATGTCTGAGGAATTCCGTTATACGAAATTCCAGCAGAAGGAGTTGATGGTTGGCCAGTCTGATATGCTCGACCATAGTTTGGTCGAGGCGGCGTTGCCCTAATGTAGGCAAGCTGGGCAATCTCGTCCTTCTTAGACTGTGACTTCTTTGCCGCCATGTCTGCGTTCATCATCGCCACTCGGACACCAGAGTCCTGGCTGATGCTTGCCATGTTTGCCAACTGAGTCTGTACCTTGATGATTTCGTCCATGCTTGCGACACCCTCTTGCGCAATCCTGCTTGAGGCAGGAACAGAATCAACAATCGCTTGAATGATAGCACTTGTAGCTTCGATATTTGTTATAATAGGACTTGATTCGTTTACTCGTGCGTACGGATTGATCGTGGCTGATTGTGCCCTGCGGATAGCTGAGTTATCAACAAGGTCGCCAATTGCCGCCTCTTCAGAATCGTATCCCTTCTTGACTAGATACTGCTTTTGAGTTCCGCCAGCACTGATGACATTCGAGTCCCTTGAGATCAGGCCAGAGCCGTCTGCGGCAAGGATCAACTTATCCACGTCAATAGGCGGTGTCTTGTAAATGAGTCCGTTTACGTCCGTGTAGATAAATCCACCTGGAGTTTCAATTCGGTATCCCCAAAGTCCATTAGTCTTATCTGCCTGACCAGCGTTCGATCCGTAGATCGGGACACCGTTATACTGAGCTGCGTAGTTGTTTCCAGCAGCGTCAATCTGCAATCGGGTAATAACGCCAGATCCTGGGGCTGGTGCTGATAGGGGAAGATACTGTGGAGCAAGCTTTGGGTCGCTTGGGTAAACAATTTGCAGAGTACCCTCCCTTAGCCCCTGATCGTACTCTGCCGTAGTAATAATGTTATCGAACTCAGCAACCGTGAACTTGTTGTCACCGCTCCCCGGAACTTCCATGTCATTTGGGATAAATCCAGAAAGCATCAGCGAAGGAATAACCTCGTCGATGAGAGTTGCAGGGATCTGAGTAATCCGTTCTCCACGAAGAGCTGCCTCATAGAGGCCAGCCTCGTTGTCGATCTTTGTCTGGATATCCTGAAGGTACTTGTTCTCAATACGGACAAGTCCAGGTCCAAACATCTGGGTAGTCTCGCCCTTAAGGAACTTTACCCAGTTCTCAAAGACAACCTTTTCGTTGCCAGCAACTCCGCCAGCAGCGTTCATCAACTGAGCCTTTACGCCAGATGCAGCGACGTACTCGTCATATGACGTGTTCTCTCCTGAAACCTTTCGGGTCATGGTAATGTTCGCCGCTGCGACCAGTGCCTCTGGGGTATTACCCTTGCCCTGACCGTTGAGTGCGTCGATGTATCCGCGTGAAGCGCCAGCGGCGTTATTCAACGCAGCTTCTACCGCTGCCCTTGTCTCGACAGTCTGGGACTCAAGCCACGCCGTAAGCGCAGCAGGACTCTCCTTCTGGAGATCAGAGAACGAGAACTCCGCCGCAGAAGTATCAACACCAAGGGATGATCCGATCTGCCTTGCGAACGCATTTAGCGTTGCGTTGGCCTGATCGTACGCACCCTTTCGGGCAGCAAGGAACGCAGCGGCCTCATTGGCGGCAAGCGTCTTCTCGTCCGCACGGATCGTCTGATTCATGTCGACAAGGTTAGTCTTGAGATTGTCATAGAATACAGAGTTTTGCATGCCCTCTGACTCCAGTTTAGCAATCCAGCTCTTATAGAAATCTCGTGCCTGACCATTGGCGGCAATTACCTTAGGAAGCTTTTTGCCGTCGGCTCGATCAATAACGTTTTTAATACCTTCCAACTGATAGTTGTATAGCGTTGCTAGCGAATCAAACTTGATGTCGTCGTACATATTCTTATCATCGACAACCGCTGCCAAGGCCTCCTGAGATGCAGCATTATACTGCTCTTCGGTGATTTGCCCTCTTGTCAAGTTGTTTCCTGAATAGATGATGTAGTTCTTCAACGTCTGTGAAAGGTTCTGTCCATACTTGTCAGAGCCTCGACCCTTAAGGAAGTCAACAAACTCACCAAAGTTTGCGCCCTCAGTCACTTCAAAAGATTTGCTTAGCGCAGTAAATTCCTTGTCGATGGCAAAGTCTTCTGCATTCTTGAGAAGGTTGTTGTAGTAGGCAAGCTCTGCTTCGCTCATGTTCCCCTCGTCAAGTCGACCATCAACGAAGTCTTGAAGGTCACCAAATGAAGGAACTGACCCGCCGTAGGTGCTCCCGTCGTAGTATGCCTTGAAGAGGGAAGACTGCTCAAGGTTTCTATTCTGCGTTGCAAGTCCGCTAATGAACGAGCTAAGATTTTGCTGGCCAACCCCTGATCGGCCAAAACGTCCCTGTCGTGCCATTATTCACCACCTTCAGCGAGTCCAGGAGCCATTGGCGCACCTTGTGCCACTGCGTTAGCTGGAAGAGCCCCCGCCGGCGGTTGCGCCTGATTCTCTGGTTGATTGAGCGATTGAGAACCAGCAGGCTGCTGCTGGAGCATACGAGCCGTATTCTCCACGCTGGCCTGCTGTTGAGCAAACTGATCCTGAGTTGCCTGTTGCTGTTGCAACTGCATCTGCTGGAACATCTGCACAAGGTTCGCCATCGCCATGACCGACGATGGGTTGATCGTTGCGTCTGTCTGCTCGTCGCGGATGACTGACATCTCTCCATCTGGGTCCTCAACGCCAACGCGGTCCATTGCGCGGCTGGCGCTCCAGATGCGGTTCTGCACAAGGTTGATGGCAGTCTGTGCCAGCTCGAGCGTATCTCGTGGTGTAAGCTCTGGCGGTGTGATCTCGATGCGGTAGTTTCCGCCAAGGACCAGACCAACCTCTTTGTTCTTGGTCTCCCAGATCTTTGCGCACATTCGCCAGACCTGCTTGACCCACGAATAGAGAAGCTTACGCTTCGGAGCAATTCGCGCTTCGTAGTTCGCCACGAGCGATGCAATTGCGCGTGATGACCCCAAGACCCCAGACGGCGCAAGGCCAAGCAGGAGGTCATTGAGGCCAGTCACTACCGCAATTTCTCGGTCGATACGTCGGTTATAGTCTTCAATCTGGAACTGTGGGATGAACGGAGAAATCGAACGGATCTCGTTTCCAGGTCCAGGTGCTGCCATCTTGCCTGGCTTCGGGATTGCGTTCGCAGGAACCTCGTCTGGTGCCTCTGGTCCAACCAACTGGAACATCTGTCCGCCAATGACCGAGTGGATCATCTGTGCCTGATTGGTGATGCGCTCGTCCTTCTCGCGGAGCAACTGCTCCACATCGTAAAGCTCTGGCTTGCCGTATGGGCTGCCCGGAACCTTTGCGTTGCTGAGAAGGATGTATGGGATATCACCACGGAACTCTGAGTGCTTGGTGTTCTTGACCATGGTGTTGCCAACGAAGATTGCGTTGTAGACTGTCGGGGCCTTGCCAGGTGCGCCTGGGACCTTGTACCAGTAGTCGTACACCTCAACCTGCTGCATCTCGTACGGGGTCTCCCGTCGCAGCGGATTGCGCTCGAACTGGTTCTGGTAGACGCTGGCAATCGGGTCGTCGTGGGTGGACGCGGTGTAATTATACCACTTCCCGCCCTGCTGTGCAGCAACGACGGTAATCCCGTAGTCCTCTTCGACCGCCTGAGGGCTCATGCCGTAGCAGTAGAGCGCCCAGTCAACGCGGCTAAAGTCGGAGTTGCCGAATCCAAGGTAGAGGTTCTCTGGTGACTCTACGATGCGGACACGAGGGGTCTGTCGCTCTGCGTCCCAGTGGATCTTCGCAGCCGTGTACCCGTAGAGAGCCTTAACGAAACAGGCATCCTCGAGGACAAGGTCGAACTCGTTCTCTTCTGCCCATCGGAAGAAGAGTCGCTCTGCGTTCGCCGCACGTGCGCGGGCATCGTTGTCCTGACCTTCAGGAACGTAGTTGATGACAGGCATGACCGCCTGTAGGGATGCTGGGATATTGACGTACGCAGCGTGGACGTTGACTGAGACGTGTGCCCGTCCAGCCGTACGCGCAGTTGCATCGTCTGCCCAGTGGTCAGCACCGCCGAGGGTGATGATGTTTGGGTGATAGAGGTTATCGAATCGTCGGAAGATCGCTCGAAGTCGATTCTGCTCTGGCTCGCCTGACTGCTTGCGCATGAGCACTTCGGAATAGAGCATAAACTCTGGGTCCTGATCAGGAGTAGAGTTCTGTACCGCGAGCTTCTGCTCCATGAGCTTGACGACCGCAGCCTGCTGCTCCGTAAGCTTCGACTTGTCGAGACGCTGATACCGCGTCTTGATTGGTGATCCAGCGTCACCCTTTTTGTAGTTTAACTTAGCTGGGGTGGTGGCAATGTCTGGACCAGTTGCCCTGATGCCAGAGTTAGCACCAGCGGGTGCGCGACGGGAGGAGTCGCCGCGAACACCCGCTGGAGTTGCAGTAGTAATAAGTGGTGCACCACCAGCAACTCGGTCGATGACCTGTTCGCCTCGACCAATACGCTTTGCCTTATCGACGGCCTTACCAATCGACTGGATCTGTTGCGGCGTAGCAATATCTGGGTCAGTGGTGTACTGACCAGGAATGCCCCGTGTGCCCTTGAATGCGCGTGGAACGCCTCGTACCTTAGCCATCAATCACTTGCTCCATAATAGGTGAACACTGGATCTTTAACTGGCTGATCCGGGTTCCTTGCCGCATACCACACTGCGAGGGCCAGCGCCATCACAGCATCCGTTTCCAATTTCTTGTCGTTGAGCTTGTAAGAGAGCAACTGCCTTCTAAGTTCATCCCATGGTTGCCCTCGTGGAATAACCAATTCCTTCTTATCCATCATTGCCTTCAGGTTGGAAAGCAACTGTAGCTTCTTCGATTTAGTACCGCCGAAGTCGTATCCCCTTAGCGGCTTGATGATGTTGAACTCCTGTCGGAACAGTCGTCCTCCAAGTCCCGTCTCATCGACGATGGTCGTGCAGAACGCTCCATCCTGCTGGTACAGCAGTGCGTTCTCCCGAACCATATTGACTACGGCTGGAATAGTCTGCTTTCCAGATCGTCTCCGAGCTCGGACTCCGACAATTCTCCTGCGGTCCGTGTAATCGAGTACGACCGTCCATGTTGCGTCAGAAGAAATACCGGGGTCACATCCTTGTACGTATCTGTGTCCCCTCTGTGGCGGTACATCCCCACTAGTGTCAGGATCAAAGGAACCTTCGACCGAGTGCGCTGCGAAGTACGCATCTCGCGCTTCGATGAAGAACCCGTCGACGTTCTGCGGGACGAGGTACTCCGCCTGCTGCCGGACGATTGCTTCGAAGTTTGTGGAATCGAGTCCGTATCCAACATTTTCGCGGGTTGAAAGCCGAAAGGAGATAAACTGTGGATCCCGTCCTGGGTTTTCGGGATTCCCCATTTCCCAGAGGTCCGAGTAATCTCCGATTCCTTCCGTCGGCGTTCCGATGAAGTGGAGCGGGCCGCCCGTCGAGAGTCGGCGTAGGTTGAGGACCTCTTGGTAGATCTCAACAAGGTGCGGCTCAAAGGCCGCCTCGTCGAACGAAATGCCATTCATGTCCTTCCCGAGAAGAGCCTTTGCCTTCTCTTGGGTTGTTCGGAAGTGGATGCTTGCCCCACCAACTACTGGGTGGAACTTGATCCACAAGTATTCGCCTCGGTACTTCTTGTCGACCGTTGCGATGTTTCCTAGGTCAGTTGATAGTGGGCATCCCCTGCCCTTCTGGGCTGGATGCGTACCGCTTAGGATTGCGGAGATTTCCCTGTGGACGAGCTCTGCTGTCTCTTGCTGGATGCCGATGTGATACCATTCGTATGGAGCATTTGACCAGTCTCGTGCTGCCTTGGGATCGTCTGATTCCGGCTTGCGAAGTCCCATTTTGTACAGGGCGTGGTGAATGCAGAGGACCGCCATCGCCATCGTTTTCCCTGCACGGTTGCCAGCGGAAACGACTGTCGTGAGGTACTTCGGCCTGTATCCGCTGTCATCACGTTCAGCACAAGCCTCCCACCATCGGACTTGACCGGGGTGGCCTTTAATACCGAGCCAGCGATTAGCAAAGAACTCGATGTTATCGCGGCCGAGAGCCAGATCTCGTGCAATTTCATTTTGCAGAGGATCGTCCCTTCAGCCGCTTGCTCATCGCACTTGCCTTCGACTTCGCATCAGCCTTGCTGCTTGCCCCCCATGCCTGAAGGCTAAGGAGAAGTCTTGTCGGCTCACCGCTTGGCTTGCGTTCTGGTCCAGGCATGTTACCCATTCGGGCAAGGAATGACGCTCGTCGTGGATTATCACCGCGCTTGACGGGGGCTTTCAATGTGCCACCAGTCTGCGCCTTGTAGGATGCGCGACCTTTCGCGTTCAATCCGCCCTTTGGATTCTTACCTTCCTTGCGCTGCCATGCTGCCGTCTGAGCCATCATCGAACCTCGTTGTGGAAGTATAGTACTCGGTCACAGAAGCCAATTTTGTCGGTCTTCTCTGTGATGCGCTTGATGAATGTTCCGTCAGCCTCGTAGTGCCTGTCGACATAACCAGCAGATCGACCCTTATCGATCTTTACGATGAAGTTCCCAGATGTGGAGCTGCTGTGTTCGAACTGTGGGTGATGGTTATTCGACCATCCGCAGTATACCACGTCGTTCCCCGCCTCTGCAATCTTCATCATCTCGTGGATGTAATCTGGGTTATATGAATCGTCGTGGTTGAACCACCCAGCGTAGTCCGAGGTTGCCAGATCGAGTCCTTTTGCGCGCTTTGCGTGGCCCCAATCCCCCAAGTTTGGCTCTTCGTAGAAGCGAACCTTCGGAAACTCGGAGCGCAAGTCGGTCAGATCGATGTCTGATGCCAGCGCGATGATCTCGTCCGGTCGTCGTACTTGCCACTCGTGTAGGTCTTTTAGTATCCTGCGGAGGTTAGGCTCATCTGCATGAGCAGTCACAATCGCTGTCAGTGTCGCCATTTACCCTCCTGATAATATCGGTGCTTGAAATAGATGGTGTGTATGGAATGTAGAGCATCTCGATTGCTCGGTCTTTGAGCCACTGCCTTGAGATCCCGAGCTGCTTAAGGAGTGAGTCCCCAGTCCAGTCGTCCCCGTGAGCAATGTACCCAATCTCTCGGTCGGTGATTCTGTCGATTGTTACGCCAGTGTCTTCGTCTCCGATGTTCACACACACGTCGTTTACGTATTTACATCCAGCAAGTGATTCCATTCGCTCCCCGAGAGTGAGGATCGGTGGTCGCTTGTACCGCGATGCAAAGTCATCGGTGTTGAGTGAAACCAGAACTGGACCGTGCTGTTGGGCCTGCTCGAGAAACTTCATGTGACCGTAATGAAAGAGGTCGAATGTTCCCCCAACGTACACCCAAGGCTTTGTCATGACCCTTCTGTGACCTGTTCTACTGGTCGTGCCTCAATGATTTCGTAGGTTGTAGATGCTCCTCCAAGGATCTGGGCAAGAGATACGATAAGGTCCCGGTCTGCGGTCTTATCGTTTCTTTTATCCAGCATCTCCTGAGCTCTTAGCCCCTCGGACAGAGTGGGATTCATACTGCCAGACTCTACTTCAGAGAATACGAAATCTCTTACTAGTGTAGCTAAATCTCTATGATTCGCTTTGATGGTTTTCTGTGCCTTTTCCATCGTTTTAACTGCGTTGATCCTAGCAGATTCATGCGGACTTGTCAAATGGTCGCGCTTGTGCTTGCCTAGGGTATTCCGGCTGAGGTAGTATCCCTCGTCTTTTAGCCACACCGAAATCTTCTGATCTGGCATTCCGTCCTTCATCCGCTTGTTGATTAGCTCCACAAGGGGTGATCGACAGACGTGGCAACCAGTTAGTACTGGGGCCAGATCCTTGGCTTCCATTTAGGCCTTAGAGCCGAACGCCTTGTCCTCTGGATTTAGCCAGCGGATAACGACTGGGACAACGGCTGCAAGACCTGCGGAGATGATGGACTTCCATCCGTCAGCACCAAAGTCGAATGCGCCGCCGCCAAGGGCGATAAACTGTGCGAGGCACGCTGCGAGGAACGAGCGTCCCCATGACGCGATAACTGCCTTAGTTGACTTGCTCATTGTATCTCCTACTTCTTGATGATGACGCACCGCTTGTACGGAGCCTCACCCTTGCTTGAGGCGATTGCCTTTAGTTCCTTCTCCGTTACGGAGACTGCATACTTCTCTGCCTTGAGTCCTGAGAAGGTCGGGTCAGCGAACTGGAACCCGAACTCCTTATCCCACACAGCAGCAGTCATATGTCCGTAGGTAGCACCCGCGTGCCGACCAACGAATCTCTTGTGCCACGCGCTAATCGCCTGTGGCGGGTAGAATCGCGCAGCCTGAACGTTGATGACGATTGCAGCGCCAGCCTTAAGGCTCTTGACCACATCGTCCCAGTCCCGAGCCCATCGACCATTGGCACCGAGGACCTTGCAGGTCTTGATAATCTCTGAGAGGTCGGTGGCATTGTCCGCGACCCCAGGCTTATCCTTGCGCCCAGTCGCCTTCTCCTTGGCTGCTACGCCCTCCTTCGCGGTGATCTCCTTGTCAAGGAGCCACGACACGGCGGCTGCGCAAGATGCTGGTCCACAGTCATCAAGGATACCGCCCTTCTCTACGAGCGGAAGTTGTGAGCGGATCTTTAGTCGTGCCATTACTTAACGAGCGCCGCGACTTCTGCCTCGGTCAGACCGAGTGCGGCAAGTTTGGCGCGGGCAGACTGACGAGCGGATTCTTCGGCAGCCTCTCTCTCCTGACGTTCAGACTCTGCTCTTTCGTTCTCTGCAATTGATCTAGCAACTGCAGCCTCATGATCGGCAATCTCTTGGTCGGTAAGTGGAATATGTACTGTTTCACCAGTTGCGCAATCTGTAACTACCTTAAACATATGCTCTCCTACTACTTAATACCATAAAGATCTATTCTAGATCCAATTGCAAACGCTCCAGAATTTGATGGAGTTAGATTAATTCTAGTTATTCCATTGGTACCAGTATAACTAAACGCTTGAAATAATGCGAATGATCCGCTCAACTGATTTGCCCAAGCGTGTGCGTAATAAGTACCAACCTTACTTTGAGTATTATTGTACTGTGAAATTTTCATCTCTAGGATTCCCCAATTGTTAACGGTATTTGAGGCTGTCGATATACCAGAGTAAACCTTAATTTTATCTTGAGAAGTTAAGGTTTCTAATGTTCTTAGGCTTGAATCAATTTTAACTCCATAATAATTATATTTTGCGTTAGATGCTGCTGTGTCCGTATTAAATGTAATGTCTACATTAAGGACATCAGTGTTTAGTGATCCAGTTGCAGTATTTCTTGCCTGCACAATCAACAATAAGTCTTTATATGTTGTTGGAATTGAGGTAATCGATACTGTTGACGCTGCTGCGGTCAAGGTATTAGATGAAATCGTATCATAGTATACCGAGTCTCCAGATGGGGATTCTGACCATGAAATTCCAGTCGATGTCGAACTTTGAGCCTGAGCAACAAGTCCGTCACTTTCAACTGCCAATAACTGCGTAGATGTTCCATTGTGAATATAAATTGAGCCCTTTACGCTTAGCGACGATGACAAGATCGATGTAGTTGAAATTGACATTTTTTACCTTTATGCGTATGTACGAATTGATTTTCTAATTCCCCACAAAGACATTGTTGACCCAGCCCCAAATGTCCCGTCATTTTGTGCAGATTTTATAGTAAGGCTTGTAAGGGCGGAACTGGTCGCTGTAAAGGTGCCTGCTTCCATATGTGAAATACCAAATCCGCTTCCTGATGTGGCTTGCGGGGTAGCGTGCGCATACTCATAAATTATTCCGTGCGTATGAGCCCTTGTACTTACTTGGCCACTTGCACCACCCCAGTTAAAGAAAAGAAAACTAAATGTATAATTTCCGTTTTGCGAAACGCTGCTTGCTTCCACAGCAAGATACGTTGCATTGTCGTTATACTGTCTTTCAAATCCACCAGTACTAGTACCAACATCTAGGTATGGAAAACCTCCAGTCGTACTAGTGTTATTTGTTAGGATGATACCACCATTGAATACTCCCGCTAGACCAACGAATGTTCCAGTAAGAAGAAAATGGTCATACGCTGACTGCGGGGCGCTTGATATCGTTATTGAGGTTGCTGATGCAGTCGCACTTGATGATGCAATTAATACAAAATCACCAACATTTACCGTTTTTGACTCCCACGCAATTCCCAATGGCGCGGTAGATCTTGCAGTAAGAATTTGATTATTTGAACCAATATCAAGACGACTTCTAGAGGACGAACTGTGTGTGAGTATGTCGCCCTTGGCGCTAACTGGATTTAAACTGATTTCACCTTGTGTTGGCATAATTAATCCTTAATTCCAAACATATCAATCCTAAATGATTGAGTTGGAAATCCGTATGATGATGGATAAAACACTAATGAGGTTACTGGAACTTTTGAATTTGGGCTTCTTACTGAAAAATATCCTCTTGACATTCTTCCCTTTGAGGCTCCAGCAATTTGCCGTGCAATGTATCCACCTTGCCACCACCCACTAACGGCACTTGTTGAGTAATTTCTAATGTATATTTGAAATACAGATCTATAAGTATCATTGTATGGAATTATGGCAACGTCAATAACAGAGTTTCCATTAACTGTTGAGTCTGAAATTGTTGTTGCTGTTGCGAATGCAGTAATAATTGATCTGTCGATTGTTGTTCCAGTATCTCCATTAAGACTTAGGTTTAGTGTCGCGATATTTGTTGATGTTCCTGTTGAGTGCTTTGCAGTTCCAATAATTAGTAAATCTTTGTATGTTTGCGGTATACTGCTAATTGTCACTGATACTGCTGCAACAGAGATTGTCGTAGATGAGATCGCTACAAATTTTTGTGCAGTTCCTTCATTTGGGGTTTCCCACTGCAAGCCACTTGCGGTAGATGATCTTGCAATAAGAATTTGACCATCAGTACCTTTATTTACAACATATCCAGCGGTACCGTCAGAAGATAAAATGTCACCACTTGATCTAAGGGCAATCCCGTCTCCAATAAAACCAACAGACATTAGGCAATCTCCGTTCCAAAGACGTTGAACGACACTTCAGCGGTTGATGATTGAACGGTCACAACGTCCGATGCGTCGGCGGTGACCCCAAGCGTAAATGCTGCGGTTTGACCAGCCCCAAGCGTCACATCATAAACAAGGTAGTGCTTTGCCTCAAGCGTTTCCCCGTCAGGTCGTACCGCAATGCGCACGTTGGCAGATCCAACGCCTTGATTGCACGCCGTGATTGTAGAGATGACCGCCTGCGTTGCAGACGGAACCGTGTACGCCGTCGTCGCGGAAGCCGCTGACGGGGCGATCTGTCCTAGAACCTTATATGTCGTTGCCATTTATGCTCCCATCAGTAAGAAAGCGTCCAAACCGCCGGACGACAGCGTTTGATTGACCCACTGGCTGGTTGAAGCCTGCC